ATGAATTTCATGGGACATTGACCAACCTCGAACCATCCATCCTTACAATTCTTGCATCCTTCACCGCCACATTCCGGACACTCGATTTCTGCAGGTTGCTCCGGTGTTACGATGTCGCGACAACGACCGACGCAGGACTTGCAAAGCTCACCACATCGCACGAGGGCTGCGACTCTGATTTTTTTTTATCGTCTGGGGTTGCTGACGTGGACGCCGCTAAGAACGTAAACACTTCAACCAGCTCATCAAGCGTCAAAACATCGCCAATTGCCTCACGACTAAAATCAACGGGAATGTTTTCCCATCCGGTCAGGCACATGGCCGCCGCATCAAGCAGTGCGTCCATGCTGGCCGCGATGTCACCACCGCCCAAGCCTTGCAACAGTGCGACCAACTTTCGCTGCTGATTGAGCGTAGGTGTTTTGGCAAAGATTTTTGGCTGCGGAGTCTTGTCGACGTCGCAGGCCAGAACCATTGTGAGCTTGGATGAAGGGTCAAGACTTCGAGGCATATAGATCAATCAAAAGTGATAGTCAGTTCGGTATCTGCGGAACTGCCCGCAGTACACAACCAGGTTAAATCGTCGGCCATGATTCCGTTGCGGTCGCCCTGCTGCTTGTTCTCAAGTTGAGCTTTGGGGGCTGCGATGGTGATTGAATTTCCAGTTGCTCCAATCTGCATCGAAAACGCCTGAGCGGAACTTGTCAGCCACAGAGCGTCACGGTCCTGTGTGGCTACCAATGCAGATTCGGGATTCGCTGTGATGACCGGAGCCCGATCTGTGACAATCGCGGAAACGTAGCCGCTGCGATCACTCGCATTGACGCACTCTCGCATCGTCACCGTGTTGCCGGAATCGATTTCAACTGATGCCGTACACAGTGCAACGGAATTGAATGTCAGGGCACCGTTAGCGACACGAATCGGCAACACGGTCGGATAGGTCGGGGTCAGAATCGCGATGTCCGTTTCGTTAGTTGAATACTTGCCCGTGAACGTGAATTCAATCATCGCCTGTTTGCCGGTTTCCGCGATAATCTTCCACGTTCCCATCGCACCGGACAGAATCGATAACTTGCCGTCTTTGTATTCACCAATTGTGAGTGTTTTTACTCCGGCCGCGCCGCCAGGGCCTTGCGTCACCGGAGACAGCACGAGCCCCGTCGCAACCCAGCCGCACGCAGGCAACAGCACAGATGCCCATGAAGGCAGAGTCGTGCCGTTGTACGACATCCCAAAACGTACCGTGCATGTGCCCTGCATTCCTTCTGGAATACCCGGCAGATAATTAAACCCGCCCTGGCCCTGTCGTCGCGTGATCGCCACGTTCGGCTGAATGGTAAATTCTTCCGCGTTAAATGCGGCTTCGGCTGCAGTCAGTGACTCTGCAGTGCCAACGGTTGCTTCGACCTTAGCAGCGAATACGCGACGACGTCTCAAAAGTCCGCTCATGTTTTGTTCCTATTTCGACACGAGCCCTTCAGCCCGCAGAATGTTGAGTTTGATCCGTCGTTCCATCTGCTTCCGCAGTTCGTCATTGATTCGTTTAATTTGCGGCTTTGTGAACTTGTTTTTCACGTATGCCCCAAACGCTGACACCCCTCGAAGATGAATGATTGGCAGACGTTCTTTGCCGACTCTGCGGAACGCATTGCCCTTCCACTTCACATTCATCACGCCCGGTTTCGGGCCTTGGAATGCTCCGTCGACCCGATTCCGTCCGCCCTGCTTCGAAATCTTGAACGATACGCCGCGTTTGTCCTGCCGTGCTCCGAAATGTCTGAGTCCGAGCCGTCTGGTTTTCGCAATACTGACTGTCGTGTTTGGCTGGTCCGCTGTGGCTTTCGCGTGAATCTTCAGCGGGGCTTCAGACTCTTTTTTCTTGATGGCAATAACGCTGCGAACGTCTCGCCCAATGTCCAGTTTTGTTTTCTTCGCAGCCGCGTTGATCGCCGCTGCCAGTTCTCGCCCAAATTTCTTTTTTGCTTTACCGACCGACTCACGCAACCGTTTTAACTGCTTTGCGTCGATGTCAATTCCAATCATGCTGACACCGTGTACAGATCGCCCTCACTGACTCGAAACATAACCGTCAGAGGAATGGCGATTCCTTCATACCCGCCGTCTGATGTTGCGGTTTGTTGTGCTCCAAGATCAGCCAAAATTGCCAAATCACCGAACGTGTGCCACGTCGCCGGATCGTTCACAATCGCTTTGTGAATCTCTGCCTCCATGACGTCCTCATACACCTCGACTGGCGTTGTGTCCTTTTCGCTTGGAGCAATATGAACACGAATCAAAAACGTCTGTTGATAACCGACCGCCGGAGGATTGCCGGGGCAATCGATTTCCGTCAGTCGTGAAACCTCACCACGAGTCAACACGATCAGACCATGTTGCGGCGTGTATGTCGCCAGCTTTGTCGGCCTGACAACATCTGTGAACGCATACGCCCCAGCACTGCCGGACACCAACGCCTGAAGCCGCGCGAAGATCTCATCTGAGATTCGTGAGACGACAGGCGTTTGAAATGTTACCGGCATATCAACACCAGCATTCCGGAGTCATGTTCAGACAGTAACTGCACCGACCGCTTTGTCGGCGTTTCTCCGACTCGCACGGCTAGCTTGATCATGTCGCCACCAGTGTTTAGTTCTTCGCTGCTGATTCCCGTCGTGGAATTGTTAGCAACTCTGACTTCGAACTCTGGCACGATCTGCTCATCTGGATTAAAGGTCGACACCTGATTGCGGATCACGACAGCCTTGATGGTTCTGGCCGTCGCTGGTGCCCCGAACCGATGCGGGTGGTACGTGACTGTTTCAGCGAAGTGATCGCTGTTAAGAAACACGCCAGCCGCATCAGTTACGATCCGTTCCGCCAGGCTCATGTTCGTTTCGCAAGAATCTTGACGTAATCGATCGTGCAAACATCCGCATTCGTGTTCGCTGCTTTTTGCAACTGAATGATCGGCTGCAGTCCGGAAGAATACGCCGACATGTCGAACGTTGTAGACGCTGCAACACGAACCCCGTCGATGTAAAACCGGACGTTTGACTTGCCGCCCGTGAAGTCGATCACGAACCGCTTGTATGTCGTTCCAAGTGCTACACCGCTGGAAATGTCATTCTTGTCAGTCGTGCCGTCGTCGCTTTCGCAATAGACGACAGTTGTGCTGTTGGCTCCTTCCATGCGAAACCAAGCATGTTCTGCCACGCTGTCAGCCGTATCGTTACGAGCCGACGATACGCCAAACACAAGAATCGATCCGCTTGTGAATGTCGCTGCACCCAGCTTGACTCGCATCTCGACACGCTGAATATCGTCGATGTCGAACGTCAACGCGTCGTTGTGATGCAAACCAAGAATCTGTGCCTGGTTGTCCGCCGTTAATGTCAGAATCGCGGCACCCGCACTTCGCACATGCGTCGGTGGTGCAGCTCCTGTGACGTCGGTGAGCCACGGCGTACCAATGTTTGCTGACGTCGGGAAGGTCACTGTCGTGCCCTCGAAGTCGTCGACATATTCCTGAAAGTCCTGAAGACCTGCCATCTCAATCACCTTTCAAAACGGGTCATCGCATTCCGCTACCGTTGGGAGTGCTTCAAAGAACGGCGGACCACGCGGCCCGCCGTGTTTCATCAGTCAGGCAATTACGCCCCGTTGTGCTTGTACAGTCCGCGATAATCGATGGCAGCAACGCCAAACGTCTGACGCACCTTGTACTTGTAAACGTCCTTGTCGAAGTCCCATTCGTTTTCCAGGACTGGCGACTGCTCGCCTTCGAGGAACGTAATTTCGACCGTGTCAACTTGGCTGTTATTCGCAGCCAGGTACCAAGCCGTTGAGCTGTTAGCATCCAACAGTGGTTCGACAATAACTTTCAGTGGTCGATCACCGTTCGGCCCGTAGATGTTCTTGGTGTTGCTGTTGCCAGCTGCGGAACCACCGACCGATGGATCTGCAATAGATCCCAGTAACTGCAGTGCCGTCGCAGAAATTGCCGCAGGAACGATCAAAAACGCTGGCTGAATGTTTAGGATCACGTCCGACCGCAGGCCCTTCTTGGTCATCATGGAGATAAACGCAGTGTTCAGCGTTCCAACTGCCGGAGCACCGGCACCCGTCGCATAGTTTGCGTGACCCCCGGCAGTCGTCTGAGCTGTCGCGTTGAACAACAGGCCAGTATCAGCCATTGCGGCATTCGCTGTCAGAACGCCGTAGACGGCCTGATTTTGCAAACGTCGGCACGCTGCTCCCTGCATTGCTGGAATGCGGCTGATAGCGTCAAGATCATCATTGACAACGGTTTCCCATGTCACTGTGAACATGTTGCCGTACTTGTTGATCTTGTACGTTTCCTTTGTGTCCGACATTCCCGCGTCTTTGTACTCCTGTCCTTCAGGGACCATTTCAGGAGTGCCCATTTCGCTAAATCGAATGCGGTTGATGTTTTTGAAGTCCGCAGTCGTTCCGGCATCGCGTGCCCACATGTTCCAGGTATACGGGGCTTCCTCATATCCTGCCAGAAGCGTCTTGTTTGCCGCGTCCAGCAAAAGATTCGAAAAGCTTCCGGTCGTGTGATACGCATCACGCTGAATTCGGAACCTGTTCATTGATCCCGGATGGCCCATCGCAACCAGTGCGATATCTTTTGCGGCCATGCGCCGAACGTCGCAGCCCATCTTTTCTGCGTACATTTCCGCAACGCGACCCAGCTTCATGCTGACGAAGTCCTGATGTCCGGCTGCTGGATTTGCCAGCGTCTGGTTCCGCATTCCGCTGGCTCGCAGAGTTCGCATGATCAGGCCATCACGAGCCGCTGCGAACAGCTTGTCATCGGCTGATTCTGTGACGCTGACACGTTCGGTCGACTGACCGGCAGGTTTATTGGCCATTCGCTCCAGTATCCTTGTTCTGGCTGTGTTGAGGTCAACGCCGTCGTCACAGAGACTGTCGGCTACTGATCGCTCGATTTTGTGAACAGTGCAAAGAGCCTGAATCTCCTTGCGTCGTTTTGCATCAGTCCGCAACGCGCGG